GTCTTTAACAATTCTAACGAAACACGAATCATACTTAGTATGTCAGTTTCGGAGATTGATTTTGAAACTGGGCTAGATTATTTAAAAAGCCTACAGCTTACTTCTTACTAACATTTGGTGCGGGTAACTGGACTCGAACCAGCACGCCATTATAGCGGGAGATTTTAAGTCTCCTGTGTATACCATTTCACCATACCCGCAAATTCTTATCTACGCTTTGCAGCACCTATTCGACTTGCCTTGTTCCAGTCGTAAGCAACACCATCTGGGCACTTACCGTCTGCAACTGCGTCAACTCCGAACATACCTACAATTTCAAATTCTGGGCCAGTGATAGTAACAAACTCGTTCATTATCTTGGCTGTGTGCATTGCTTCATCTAATGTCATTACATCAAATGTTACGATTTTACCTTTTACTTTATACATTTATTTCTTTAGAATATTTAGTTAAAAAAATAGGGCACCTAAGTGCCCTATTACTGCTTACGCTATCTTGTAGCGATCGACCATAACAGTCTTAAGCATGATGCCTTCTGGAGTGAATTGGTCCAAATCAGCTGCCAGCAAAGCTGTCATGATTGAAGGACTAAATCCACTTACCAATGCGGCACCACTCTTGTCTGCCTTAACAGGCACGTTACCAGAACTGTTTAGGTTCCAGAACACAACCTGTGGCATGCGGTAGCCAGCGGCTTCGAACTTACGTTCGATCATTTCCATTGCGCTGTCGTCGTGCTTGGCGCATTGGTTGAACTGCATGTCAGACAAGATTAGCAACATAGCTGGCATATCGCTAGCAGGAACATTTGCCTTAACTG